GGCCAGTCTAGCAGACATCCGTGCCCGTCTCGCGGCACAAGAAAATAAATCATCCGGATCTAAGTATCCAGCATCTGACGGAGCGATATTCCCTCATTGGAAAATGGACGAAGGAGCATCTTGCTCACTACGTTTCTTACCCGATGCGGACCCAGAAAATTCGTTCTTTTGGATAGAGAGACAAGTTATTAAACTTCCGTTTAATGGCGTGAAAGGTGATCCAAATGTGAGACAAGTAACAGTTCAAGTACCGTGCGTGGAAATGTTCGGTGAAAACTGTCCCGTACTTGCAGAGGTTCGTCCTTGGTATAAAGACGAAACTTTAAAAGAAATGGCAAACAAATACTGGAAGAAACGTTCATACATCTTTCAAGGCTTTGTACGTCAAAACCCAATTGGGGAAGACAACACTCCCGCGAATCCTATTCGTAGATTTGTTATTTCACCTCAAATCTTTCAAACTATCAAAAGTTCATTGATGGATCCAGAGATCGAAGAATTACCAACTGACTTAATGCGTGGTCTTGATTTTAATATCAGAAAGACTACAAAAGGTCAGTATGCTGATTATTCAACATCTTCATGGTCTAGAAAAGAATCTGCTCTAACTGATGTAGAACAAGCGGCTATTGAAGCAAATGGTCTATTCAATCTAGCAGACTTCTTACCTAAGAAGCCTAGTGAGTCAGAGTTACGTGTCATCAAAGAAATGTTCGAGGCATCAGTAGATGGTCGTCCATACGATGCTGACAAGTTCGGTGCATACTATCGTCCATTCGGCGTAGATGCACCGGCTAATGCAGAAAAAGTAGATGAATCAACTTCAAGTGCCCCGGCACCCGCAGTTGCGACACCTGCTCAAGTTGCTACCCCAGTAGTTGAAACAGCACCCGCTGTAGAGACTCCAGTAGCGGCGCCTGTAGAAACTGCTGAACCATCAAGCGATAAAGCACAAGACATTCTAGCAATGATTCGTGCAAGACAAAGCAACTCATAAGAGTTGCTAGTCTGGGGGAAGGCAACTTCCCCCATTTTGTAGGAGAATACAATGACACTACCAGACGAAAGATTTAGAGCCCTTAAACAAGGGAAGAAATTATTAGAAGAACTTTGCGATCCAGGCAAAACTCCACGTGTACCGAGTCTTATCAGAGATAGGGCGAGAGCGGCACTACGACATTACCCTGCTGATTATGATTTGGACGACATGGCAGAAGCCTGCCCAGAAATCTTGCAAAAGACATCTAACTCTAGTAGAATTAATAACAAGCAATCAAATCAATAGGAGTTTATTTTGGCAAAACCATTTGACGTTTCCAAATTTAGGAAAGACATAACCAAATCCATCGAAGGACTTTCGGTAGGGTTTCACGATCCATCAGACTGGATCTCAACGGGTTCATACGCACTCAATTACTTAATCAGTGGAGACTTTAATAAAGGCGTTCCATTAGGAAAAGTAACTGTGTTCGCAGGTGAATCAGGCGCAGGTAAATCATACTTTGCCGCAGGCAACATAGTTAAATCAGCACAAGATCAAGGTATCTTTGTAGTCTTAATTGACACAGAGAACGCACTTGACGAAGCATGGCTACAAGCCTTGAAAGTTGATACTAGCCCAGAAAAGTTACTTAAACTTAGTATGAGTATGATTGACGATGTAGCAAAAACTATATCAACTTTTATGATAGATTACAAAGCAATGGAAGACGGTGAACGTCCGAAAGTGTTATTCGTAATTGACTCATTAGGTATGATGTTAACACCGACAGATGTTGATCAGTTTAACAAAGGTGATATGAAAGGTGATATGGGTCGTAAGCCCAAAGCACTTACATCTTTAGTAAGAAACTCTGTTAACATGTTCGGCAGTTATAACGTTGGACTTGTTGCAACTAATCATACATATGCATCACAAGATATGTTTGACCCAGATGATAAAATCTCTGGTGGTCAAGGCTTTATCTATGCATCAAGTATTGTAGTAGCAATGAAGAAAATGAAACTGAAAGAAGATGCCGCAGGCAATAAGATTTCAGAAGTAAGAGGCATTCGTGCAGGCTGTAAAGTAATGAAGACTCGTTATGCAAAACCTTTCGAGGGTGTGCAAGTGAAGATTCCTTATGAGACAGGTATGAATCCTTATTCGGGTCTAGTAGACTTGTTTGAGAAATCAGGCGTGTTAACTAAGCAAGGGAATCGTTTAAAGTACATCGCACAAGATGGTACTGAGATTCTTCAGTTCAGAAAGCCTTGGGAAGCAAATGCAGAGGTCGAAATGGCCATTGAAGCAAGAGGTTGTTTAGATACGGTAATGGCTGAATACACTGAAGTTAAAAGTGCATTAGACAAAGTAAATACTGAGGAAGATGGACTTGAGACGGAAGAGGCTTAGCACATGAACCTAAATGATCTAGCAAAGATATGGGAAATCATAAAGCCATCAATCGAAGACGGTGATATACATGAAGCATCGGATGTTCTTGTAAATCACTTGATCGATGAAGGTATGACTGCACAAGAAATTAAAAAAGCCTTTGGCAGTGACAAAAAAATTAAGGAAGCATTATCATACTTTTCTGAAAACGAAGACGAAGTTTGGGAAGAAGAAGAGGATGACGATACTGATGATGACTGGGACTAGGAGTAATACTTGAATTGGTACACTCGGATTAGCCATGACTTGTCAGTAATACCTGACTTCATTGCACACTACGAAAATGAACTCATATCTAGCAAAAAGGATTGTATGATATCTGGTTATGTTGAGAAACATATATCAGCACTGCCGGGCATAACTGAGCATCGTTTCAATCAACTACAAGAAGTTGAAGCGGTGCTTAACCTTCTTAACATCAAACTACGTAAGATTCGCAGAACTCACTTTCAGAAGTACTTAGAGAAATATGCTAGGGCATTGACTTCACGTGATGCTGAGAAGTATGTTGATGGTGAAGATGAAGTCATAGACTTTGAGTATCTGATCAATGAAATAGCCTTGCTTAGAAATAAGTATCTGGGCATAATGAAAGGGTTAGATGCTAAACAGTGGCAGATGGGTCATATTGTCCGTCTAAGAACTGCTGGAATGGAAGATATTCAAGTAGATTAGGCGAAATAATGGGCAAATAATGGGTAAAAGGCTTGACTCTGTACCCAAAATGCGTTATAATACATGTATGTTAAAGAGAAAAGTAAACAAAATAATTACAAAAAAGTTTACCCAAAGGCTTGACATTGCTACCCAAAGGTAGTATAATTACATTATAACGACACACTGACACAACGGAGTTAAATATGACACAGAATATCACAGTAAAGTACGGCGAGTATAGAAATCAACCGATCATTAATCAATCATTTGAATTGGTTAAAGGTTATGCAACAGGCAAACGAGGTGGATTTATTACTGTCAAAAATGACGGTAAGTTCCCCCAAGTTCAAATTGCTAATGTTAAAATCAAAGTGAATAACATTAACGACATCACATGGGGAACTGAGAAGCCGATTATGGCAGATTCAAATGTAGAACTTGCTCCTGAAGTAACCGAGACTGACGATCAAGCAATGGATAGAATCAAAACTAGATTCAACATACTTGACGATATGGCTAAGGCTACTATCGCAGGCGATGTTAGAGCAATGATTGTTTCAGGTCCTCCTGGAGTAGGCAAGTCTTACGGGGTTGAGCAACAAATGGAGAAGGCTTCTTTGTTCGATGCACTGACTAACAGCAGAACTAGATACGAAGTTGTCAAAGGTGCAATGACTGCATTAGGACTTTACGCAGTTCTTTACAAGTACTCTGATGCTAAAAACGTCTTAGTGTTTGATGACTGTGACTCTGTATTTCAGGACGATCTTGCTCTTAACATTCTTAAGGCGGCACTTGACTCAGGCAAAAGCAGAAGAATTTGCTGGAACTCTGACTCTAGTCTTCTTAACAGAGAAGGTATCCCAAACAGTTTTGAATTCAAAGGAAGTGCAATCTTCATTACTAACTTGAAGTTTGAGAACATCAAGTCTAAGAAATTACAAGATCACTTAGAGGCTTTACAATCTAGGTGTCACTTCTTGGATCTTACTATCGACAATGAGAGAGACAAAATGCTCAGAATCAAGCAAGTTGATAGAGATGTTGAAGGTGGATTATTCAGAGAATACAAGTTTGAAAATAATGAAGGTCAACAAATCTTTGACTTCATGGAAGAGAACGCAAGTAAACTTAGAGAAATCTCAATGAGAATGGCTCTTAAGATTGCTGACTTGTTCAAAGTAACAGGTGTTAACAATTGGAAAGTACTTGCAGAAAGTACATGTATGAGAGTTAGATAACTCTGTGTCAGGAGTTGGGGGCGGCTGAGGTCGCCCCTTTTTTATTACCAAACGATTAGAATAAAAGGATAGAAGGAAGTATAATACTGTTATGAATATTGAATTTACACACAAGGAACAAGTCATCTTTTTTATGATGACTCCTTCCATTAGTTTATCTCATTATGATTACAAATTTATTTCTAACATGCAATCATTAACCCATGACAAGAAACAAATTACATCTGGACAAGCAGATTTGTTTGACAAACTGTTACACAAGTATAGAAAACAATTTGGAACTAATGGATACGAATCTAATAATCTAGTTAAACTACCTTGGAAATGTGTAATTGTAGAAAGTTTACCTAAGTACACAAATGCAAATGTTGATTGGGACGACTCCATAAATAAATTAGTTATTAGAGTTCCTTTTAAAAAGGATTTCATTTCATCATTCAGAAAGGAAATGTCAAGTTACTTTCCTGTTAATGATACTATAGATAGTAATCAGACTTGGATCTGGAATGCTGAACGAAAAAGATATGAAGCAAACCCAACTACACATGCATTGAGATTAGCATATGAGATTTTACCTCGATTCTTTACTACTGTTTATCACAACGAAGTAAAAGATATCATAACAGAGTTAAGTGCAAGGACAGTAGAGTACAAAGACCCTACATTGATCTACGTACAAGACACGGCTACATACACTGTAGTCAATTCAAACACAGTGTTAGATGAGTTACTAGAAGATTGTAACTTAGACAACACCCCAAACTGTTTATACCGAATGTCACAATTAGGTATAAAAGTAGATGAGTCAATTACTCAGGGCGACCCTGAACTATTGTTTGCTTCATCATATATTGTAGAATGCGATATCGATGAAATCGAAGAATGGTGTATTTGGCTCAACAAACTAAATGTGGAGAACATACTGCTAGGACGTGGCAGCCCACATACACAGATCGGAGCATCTAAGTATGACAG